TTAACTGGTATTGGTGAAGTTTTAAGTGAAAGAATAACTTTAGGAGCTGTAAATAAAACAAAAGGCTTTTTAAGAAAACCAAAGTTTAAAAAACAAATAAAAACAAGTTACGGTAAGTATTTAAAAGATGAAGTTTTTACTTTTAAAAACACAAGATCTTTTGGTAGAGAATTTATTGGAGAAGGTGGTTCTGAGGTTTTTGCTACTTTTACTAGTAACGGTGCTGATATATTTATATCTGGAAAAAATGACGTTAATATATATGATGGTGGTCTAGAAGCTTTTGCTAGTGGTGGTATTATAAGCAGCGCTATACAAACACCTAGATTATTTAGCAAGCTATATAGTCCTTTTCAATCATCTAGTACTTATCAAAATAGATCTGAAATAGGTAGGCGTTTGTTAGAAATACAAGAAGAAATAAAAACAGCTGATACAGAGACTATAGCAAAGCTTGAAGACGAATATGTTAAGTTAACAGACATGTCTCAGCAAATGCTAAACAACGATATAAAAAGAGTTGACGCTTTAAATGACTCAGAAAAAAAAGAACTTATAGATATAGATAAAGAAAAACAGTCTTATATTAATCAGTCTAAAGATATATCTAGTGATACAAAACTATCAGCTGAAGAAAAACTTAATAAAACACAAGATCTTCAAAGCAAGGTAGATGAATTAAATAAACGTAAAAACAAAATACTAGATGGTGTAAAACAAGAAGATATAGATAAGATCTACAAGCAAAATGTAGATGCTATAAAACTTTATCAAGATAAAATAAACGATAGAGGTGTTGTTGAAATTAACGTTGAAGAAACAAACACTAATGATTTAAAAAATAAAATAACAGAAGGTTATACTGGTAGAGACTATGATAATGTTGTTGATTTTTCTATGCAGCTAGATGGTTTAAAAGAAGGTTATCAACAAATTTTAAAAGATAAAAACTCTACGCAAGAAGAAAGAAATGAAGCTAGACAAGCTATAGATCAAATAGATAATGCAGAAGCTGACGCCTCTACTGTATTAAATATTGCAGAAGGTAACGCTAGAAACTATGGTGCTTTTGCTCCTAGATTAACTAATGACGGTAAAGTTGTTGGTTTAGATATAATAATAAATAAAGAAACAGCTTTAGAAAACGGTATGCTTAATACTGCTTCTCATGAGTTTGTTCATGCTGCTTTCTTTAATACTTTAAAAGCTGATCCTGTAGCAAGAGAAACTCTTGGTTCAGCTGTAGACCAGTTAGTAGATGACGGTGATATTAAGTTTAAAAACACAACAGCTGAATCTTCTTTTAATGCTAGAGTAAAAGTTTATGATAATGCTGTTAGGCCAGAAGAAAAAATGACCATAATAACTGAAATGGTTAGAGATGGTAACGCTACTATAAAAGAAAATGGACTACAAAAAATAGCTAGTATGTTTAGACGTTTTTCTCAAAACTATTTAGGTAGAGAAATAAAGCTAGACTCAAAGAAAGATATATTAAACTTTATAAAAGACTTTGATGTATCTGTAAAAAATAATAAACCAAACAAAGCTATTATTAAAATGCTTGAGAAAGGAGCTAAAGGTAAAATGTTTAAAGATGCTAGAACTCCTGAGCAAGTAAAAAGTGAAACACAGTTTTCAAGAGCTGTAGACGCTAACGTAAAGTCAAACCCAGATTTAAAACAAACGTTTGATAATTTTGTTCAAAACGAGGACGGTACACCTAAACATGTATCACAAGCTGAGTTTGCTCTTACGCCAGATTTTACAAATGCTTATTTTGCTATAGTAGAAGGTAGATCATTAGATGCTTTAATACAGCAAGGTATGACAGAGCTTGGTTTACCACCAGAAGCTTTACGTGAATTTACTAGAAAAGTTAAAGAAGAAGTAGGTAGAAGGTTTTTACAAAACTATAGCTTAGATAAAAACAAAAGTTTATTTGGTTGGTTAACGGGTGTATCCGGTGGAGCTGGTAGATCTATTATATATAGAGCTAAAGGTGATGTAATGAACGAGTACAAAAGAGAAAACAGAGTAGAAGAAACTTCTTTAGATAAACCTGTTGGTGACGCTGGAACATTAAGCGATGTTTTAATAGGTGAAAGAGATAGTGCTTTAGAAGCTTTAGAAAACATGGATCTATCACCTGGTAGAAAACAAGCGGCAAGAGAACTAATAAACGAAGTAAAAGTTAAAGAAGCTTTAGGCTTAGACGCAGACACTAGACAATCATTACGTGACACTATAGTAAATGCAAATCTAGATATTACAGACTTAACATACAAAGATTTTAAACAACTTGTAGCTGGTGTTGATAAAATAACTAGAAAAGATAAAAGTGGTAATATAATAGTAAATAAAAAGACTGGTGAACCAAAATTATTTAACCCTACAAAAACCGCTGATGCGTCTCCATCTGGGGCTCTTTATAACGTCTTAGAGACATTATCTGCGGAATTTGGTATTGACCCTTTAAGAGTACTTGCAAATCAAGATTTGGATGCTAAACAAAGAAAGTCTGCTCAAGAAAAAATATTAGCTTTATCAACAAATGCTGACGGTACTTTTAATGACATATTGTTTCAGTTATTACCAGAAGGTGAAACTAGAAGTGGTCAAGCTACGGGTATTGCTGATACAAAGTTAGGTGATTTGTATATTACTGGTGAAAGGTTAAAAGTATCTGAAGGTGCTAGTAAAAAATTAGGTCAAAAGAGATCGCAGACTAAAATAGATAGTGTAGAAAGAGATAACTTTTTAGGTTTGTTTGGTATAACACCAGATGGTACTTTTGAAACAGGTACTGCTAATGATGGAGCTATAAGACAATTAGTAACATCGTTATCACAGTTAGCGGCTAATCAAGAAACAAGATTAAACAGTATAACTAACGGCACGGCTACAGAAGCTATAAGAGCTAAGTTAGCTGACGGTAAGTCTCAAATGGCATTTTCAAAAAACAGTGAAGCTCAAAACGTAATTAACGCAGCGTTTCCAGAAGTAGTTATGCAAATGAGTAATGATATATCAACAGAATCTATTGATAAAGCTATTGATAATGTTGTAGGTAATTTACTAACAAACTCTCAAAAAACAAGATTAAGAAATAAAATTCAGTCAGAAGTAGATGGCTACTTAGAGTCTAAACAAATTTTAGGTGAGACTGTTACTCCTACAGAAGCTATGTTAGAAAACTTTCAAAGAGAAAATTTTGTAGATAGCTTAGACGATGTATTTAAAAACAGAGATGCTGATGGTAAGAAAATTACTGTAGCCAACACGGTTAACAGTATTGAAGGTGCTAATAAAGCTAGAAGAAACTTAACTATATCTACATCTAAAATAGTAGAAACTAAAGGTATTAAAAAAGGAGCTGAATTAATTATAGGACATCTTTCTAGTGCTTTTAGTTCTATGGGTAAAATTGGTGACGGTAGATTTATACCTAGAGAAGATGGTGGTGACGTTGTAGAAAACCCTAACTACGTAAAAGGAAAAGGTTTAAAAAGAATAAAAGACGGTAAAACAACATATTCAAAACAAAATAGATACCAAGTAACTACAGGTAAATCAGATTTTTTATCTTTAGTAAATCAAGGTTTGCCTAACGGTTATAGTATAATAAGTCCTAAAACTGGACAATACGTTTTAACCAATCCTGATGGCTCACAAACCCCTTTAGAAACAACTTTACCTAAAGAAAACACAGAGGCGTTTTTAAAAGATATAGAAACAAAAGGAGCTGAGCAAACATATAAAGATAGACTGGCTGCGTCTATGGAGGCTAGAGAAGTTGTAGAAATAATGTTTGACAATGCTTATGATAGATTAGATAATGGAAACTTAGACAAGACTGATATAGCTTTATTAACTAACATGCTTGGTTCTGATATGCAAGCTCCAATAAGAAGATCTGCTAACGCTGAGTTTATAGCCGATAACGTTATGGATATTGTTAAAAATAGAGGTAAACTTTCTATAAACCAAGTTACTCAATACGAGCACATGAAATCTAAAGTTCAAGTGTCAACAGAAATAGTACAGTCTTACGATAACAATAGAAGGTTAGATAAAAAAATATGGGACGGTTATCAAGTTCAAGTAATATCTTATGAGCACAATAAACTTATAGATGATGCTGGGTTACAAACGTTACCAACAATGGACGGTACTAGCAGATCTTTTAATTTAAGAACGATGCTACAGTACTTAAAAAACCCTGGTAAGTATGATATTAATAGTATTGCTCCTATAAGAAGTATAAATCCTAAAAATACAGATGTTATAGGTGAAAACTGGATAGAAACAACAAAAGCTTTAGAAAAAGGTAATCAAAGTGGCCAGCAAATGTTAGGTAACATAATAAACTCTGGATATATGTTTAGTAAACCAGCGCCTAAATCTAGAGGTATGTCTGCTTTTGATTTTGACGAAACATTAATTATAGATGGAGATAACTTTATAATAGCTACAGATCCAACAACAGGTAAAGAAACTAGAATAAGTAGCGCTGACTGGCCTATAAAAGGACCTGAACTAATGGCTAAAGGTTTTGATTTTAACTTTGATGACTTTATAAACGTAAGAGGTGGTGTTGAAGGCCCTTTGTTTCAAAAGCTTAAAAACAGAATAGCTAAGTTTGGACCACAAAACAATTATATATTAACAGCAAGACCTCAAGAAAGCGCTGTAGCTATACATGGCTGGTTAAAATCAAAAGGTATAAACTTACCTTTAGAAAATATAACCGGTTTAGGTAATAGTACGGGTGAAGCAAAAGCTATGTGGATGGCAGGTAAATACGCAGAGGGTTATAACGATATGTATTTTGTTGATGATGCTTTGCCTAACGTAGAAGCTGTTAAAGATATGATGGATCAGCTAGATATTAAGGGTAGTTCTGTTCAAGCTAGATTTAATTTTAGTAAAGAATTTGATTCTAGCCAGTTTGACAATATAGTTGAAGATGGTATGAACGACATGAAAGAAGATCTTGATTTAGATATTATACTGGAAGAAACTAAAGGTGTAGCTAGAGAAAAGAAGTTTAGCAAAGCTAAAGCTATTAGAAGAGGTAAGGGTAAAGGTAGGTTTAAGTTTTTCTTACCACCATCAGCCGAAGATTTTAAAGGCTTAATATATTCTTTGTTAGGTAAGGGTAAAAAAGGCGAAAGACATCATAAGTTTTTTAAAGATAAGTTATTTGATCCTTATGCTAAAGCAATGAGAGCTTTACACATGTTAAAGCAATCTGTGTCTTATGACATGAGGGCTCTTAAAAAAGCAAACAAAGATATAGCTAAAAAGCTAAACAAAGATATACCAGGGTTAGAGTTTACTCTTGATCAAGCTGTAAGAGTTTATAACTACACAAGAAACGGTTTTGATATACCAGGTATGTCACAAACAGATATTAACGAATTAGTAAAGCACGTAGAGTCTAATCCAGACGTTAAAGCTTTTGCAGACGGGGTTGAAGCTATAAATCAAAAAGCTGGAGGTTTAGTTGCTCCTGACGACGCTTGGTTGGCTGAAAATATTAGTATAGCTACAAATTCAGCTGCTGATAACACTAGAGATAATTTATTATCAGAGTTTAATAATAATGTTGATACTATATTCTCTGAAGAAAATATGAATAAGCTACAAGCTGTATATGGACCTAACTATGTAGAAGCATTAAAAGATGTTATATACCGTATGAAAAGCGGTAGTAACAGACCTGAAGGTATGTCAAGGTTAATGAATGGTTTTATGGACTGGATAAACGGCTCTGTTGGCGCAACAATGTTCTTTAACGCTAGATCAGCTGTACTACAAACTTTATCTACGGTTAACTTTATAAACTGGTCAGATAATAACCCTTTAAAAGTAGCTAAAACACTTGCCAACCCTAAACAGTTTGCTACAGATTTTATATCTTTATTTAACTCAGACTTTTTAAAACAAAGAAGATCTGGTTTACAACAAGACTTAAATGCTAAAGAAATGGCAGAAGCTATACGTAATTCTAAAAACCCTGTTAGAGCTGTTATAGGTTATATATTACAAAAAGGTTTCTTACCTACACAAATGGCAGATAGTTTTGCTATAGCTATGGGTGGTGCTAGTTTTTATAGAAACAGAGTTAATAGTTATTTAGAACAAGGCTTAAATCAAAAAGAAGCTGAAACAAAAGCTTTTGAAGACTTTCAAGAAATAGCAGAAGAAACTCAACAGTCTGCTAGACCAGATAAAATATCACAACAACAAGCTTCACCACTAGGTAAACTAATATTAGCTTTTCAAAACACACCTATGCAGTACAACAGGTTAATAAAAAGAGCTATGCAAGATTTAGTAAACGGTAGAGGTGATGCTAAAACTCATATATCAAAAATACTTTATTATGGCGCTATACAAAACGCTATATTCTACGGTTTACAACAAGCTTTATTTGCTGTAGCATTTGGTGATGATGAAGAAGAAGAAAAAGATAATGATGATAAATACTTTAATATAGGTAATGGTATGATCGACTCTTTATTAAGAGGTTCTGGTTTTGCGGGTGCAGCTGTATCAACGTTAAAAAATATGGTGCTAGAGTTTATGGAACAAGAAGAAAGCAAATATCAACCAGATCATGCTTACACTCTTATAGAGATGTTAAACTTATCACCACCTGTTGGTATTAAAGCTAGAAAACTTTATTCAGCTACACAAAGCTGGGAGTTTAACGAAAGAGTTATAAAGCAAATGTCTTTAACTCAGTTTGACAACCCTATATATGAAGCTGCGTTTTCTGCTACAGAAGCTATAACAAATGTACCGCTAAGTAGATTGTATTCTAAGATTAGAAATATAAGAGAGGCCATGAACTCTGATAACAAAACGTGGGAAAGAATAGCTTTAATGCTTGGTTGGAGCACTTGGAACTTTGGTATTAAACCACAAGCTGTTATAGATGCTAAGCAAGAGGTTAAAGAAATACAAAAAGAAGAAAGAAAAAAGAAAAACGAAATAAAAAAGCAAGAAAGAAAAGAAAAAGAAGAAGCTGAAAATAAAGTTAAAATAGAAGAAAATAAAAAGCTACAAGAAGAAGAAAAGAAAGAAGGTAAAAAAGTTCAATGCGCTGCAATTAGTAGATCAGGTAAGCGTTGTAGAAACGAAGCTTTACCTGGTAAGTCTTTCTGTACAATACACGATGAGGTAGAACAAGGAGACAAAGAAGTTCAATGCTCACATATAAAGAAAGACGGTAAACGTTGTAAAATGAAAACTAAAAATAAATCAGGACTATGTTATTATCACGATTAATTGTTATATTATTATTAATACTATCTGCTTGTTCAACTCCTAAAAAATGTTGTAGTCAGATATTTAAATTCTCTACGTTTTACGCTGCTGTAAACGGTAACACATCTTTAGCAAATGAAAATGTATATTCTGTTTATGATGGTGTTTTAGGTTACGATACAATAACCACACCTTATGATTACTCTTTAACGTTAGGCATACGTAAAATAAAACGTTTTCAATATGAAGATGTAAGTAAATTTAAAGACGGTACAGAGTCTGCTTATGGTGATGCTGCTACAGTTGGTTTAGCTCCTTTTGAATATTTGTTTGAGGTAGATTACAAAAGACAAGAAGGTGTTTCTTATATAGATCAAAATCACTTTGTAAGATATGTTAACAAACATTATGTTTTAAAAGCAGAATATTTAAAAGATGGTTTTGCGGATGTAGAATACTTTGAAACATCACAAAGATATAAAAAAGACTTTGGTAAACTTAGCTTTAACATCGGCGCTGTACAAAGAATGTCTGAGCCTTATGGTTATGACCCGCTAGATGACTGGAGTTTAGAAAACGATTATATACATTACACTTATTTAGCTATACAAGAAGGTTACGAGGTTGATGTTTGGAACTCAGAATATAAAGATCCAGATGGTAATATTGTAGCTACTAGTAATGAAGTTTGGGAAGAAGTAGTTATACCAGTTGTATTAAAAAATTATGTTGAACGTAAAAAAAATGAACTAGACAGAAAACTTTTACAGTCACTGGTAATTGGTTTTGACTACTATTATTATAAAAAAAATATATGGCTACATACTTGGGGTAACGTAATGCCTTACCACTACGATGATGGTGGAGAATACTCTTACCATGAATATAATGACAACAAACAATGGTATGATTTATCTGGTGGGCTTATATTTGGTTATAAATTAAACAAGCATTTAGGTTTATTTACAGAGGGTAGATACAATAAGTACTGGAATAGAACATGGTACGACTTTAAGTGCGGTATTAACTATGTAATATTTTAATCATGGGAAAACACAAAGCGAGAAAATATATGCATGGCCTTAGAAGACACCCTAGTAGGTGTCATTGTAAAGGTCCTGAAATACAAAGAAAACTTAGACAAGGTTTAGGAAATAGAAGTCCTCTAAAAGATAATCACAGTTGGTTAGACACTATGCAGGATTATGGTGTTATGCTTGGTAATGCTCCTCTAATTGGTAACGTAGTTGACGGAGCAAATGCGCTTGTGTCTCTTGGTCGAGCTGGTTACGCGGCATACGAAGGAGATAAAGACGAAGCAAAAAAACACTTAGTAAATGCTGGTTTAAACGCCGTGGCATTTGTTCCAGGCACACAAACAATAACTGCTGCTAGAACAGCTGATAAAATAAGAAAGCAAGTTAAGAACGCTAAAAAGACAAGCGAAGTAATTAAAAAAGCAAACGACGAAACAAAAGACCCAAATAAAACTGTACCAAATAAAAAACCTGGACAAATAACTATGCGTAAAACTAACAATATAAACGTTGGATAATGACAAAAGAATTAAACGAAGATACGTCTTTTAAATTAAGTATAAAAACAATGATAGGTATAGGGTTTGCAATGGCTACATTAATAAGTATGTGGTTTATGTTGCAAGCTGATATAGCTGAAGCTAAAGAACTACCAGCGCCACCTGACCCAGAAATAACTCGCGTAGAGTTTGATATGAAAGATCAAATGATACGCAACACTATTATGGATACACAAAAAGACGTTGAAGAAATTAAAATTACTCTTGAAAAAATAGAGGATAAATTATATAACAGATAAATAATAAAATGGAAAATAAAATTGATCTATCAAAGGTAGTATACCTAATGATAATGATATTTGTATTTACAATATCAGTAGCGTTCTCACAAGTAAAAGTTATACATTTTAATGCGGAGTGGAATAAATCAAACAACGTAGAGTGGTTTAGTAAATTGTCAGATGTTAAGAAAGAAAACATGGACGTTGGTAAAGGTGACTGCGCTAAAAAATATAAAATAGCAGTAGTACCTACAATAATCGTTTTTGACGATGGAGAAGAGGTTGCAAGGTTTCAGGCTGATCTTAGTTTTAAGCTATTAGCAACTAGAAAAGAAGTACAAGAATATATAAACGAATTATTAATGAGCAAGTTTTAATTATGAAAAAATTTTTATTTATACTTTTATTACCTATATTAACACTTGGATCACCTACAGATTCAATAGAAGTTATTATACATTTAAAAACAGATAGTTATCCTTCTGAAAATAGATGGATATTATATGATTCTGCTTATCAAGGACCTGTTATAGCTGAAGTTCAATATGGTCATTATTCAACACCTAATGTTATGAATTATGATACTATATATATTGGAGATACATCAATTAATATTTCTTTTGTTATATATGATAGTTATGGTGATGGTATAATTAATGGTGAGTATTATGTTACAGTGTGTGGAGATACTATAGTTGATTACCCTGTAAGTACTTTTACAACGGGTTTGATACATAATAGGCCGGTGCCCCAATGCTTACCTAATCCACCACCACCTGGTCCTTGTGTACCTACATTAATACAAATAAATACCGATCAATACCCAGACGAAACCTCTTGGCGTATAGAAGACACGTTGGGTAATACTATGTTTTTTAACGGGCCTTATACAAACGCGCCAGACTATCAACCACAAAGCCATATAATATGTTTACCTATTGGAGAGTTTGTTTTTGTAATAGAAGATCAATACGGTGACGGTATGGCTGGTAGTTTATGGGGTGGACAAGATGGTTCTTATTATGTTATTCAGTGCGGTGATACTTTAGTTTACGGTACAGACGCTAACTTTGGTAATGATAGTAGTCACGTTATTATCTCAGATACATGTACACCACCGCCTCCTATTTATGGTTGTACAGATGATAATTATTTAGAATATAATCCTATAGCTACTGTAAGCGATAGTAGTTGTATTACTTTAAAAATTATTGGCTGTATAGACTCAACAGCTTTTAATTACGACTCAACAGCTAACTACATGGATTATGTTGATAGTTGTTCTTTTAACTTAACACTTCATGATTTAGCTGGTAACGGTTGGGTAGGTAGTAGATTAGAGGTTTATCAAGATGACACAACAGAACACGTGTTGTTATCTGGCTTTAATCAAACTACATCTATAGTTTTAAACGCACCTGAGCAAGTTAAGTTTAAATTTTTTATAAACCAACAGGCTAGTATGACAGCTTTGGAATGTGGTTTTACTTTAACAAATCCTTTTGGCGATACTGTTATAAGTATACAACCTCCTTTTATACAGCCGTTTTTTGTTTACACAGCTCAAACGTATTGTGGTGATGAGTGTATTGAAAAGGTTTATGGTTGTTTAGATTCAACAGCTTGGAACTACGATAGCCTAGCAAACGTAAATGAAACGTGTTATTATTACCCTGGTTGTACTTCGCCAGCGTATTTAGAATATCATGTTGACACTGCTAACAATTATATTTCTGATGTAATGGTACAAGACAGTTGTCAAACTTTAGCTATGTTTGGTTGTACTGATACTACAGCTTTTAACTATGATAGTTTAGCTAATATAGATAACGGTGGTTGTATACCTGTTATATTAGGTTGTATGCAACCTTTAGCTTTTAATTATAACGCTAACGCTAACGTTGATGATGGTAGCTGTATACCTTTTGTTTATGGTTGCACTGATCCAACAATGTTTAACTATAACTCTAACGCAAACACAGATGACGGAAGTTGTATTCCATATACATACGGTTGTACAGACTCTACTGCACTCAATTATAACGTGCTTGCAAATGCTGATAATGGTAGTTGTATTTATCCTATTGTTGGTTGTAATGATCCGACCGCTGTTAATTATAATTCGATGGTTAACACACCCGACAGCTCTTGCTATTACTCTGCTGGTTGTAACGTTGGTGATATATACTATATTCCTAATGATTGTTTTGAGTGGGTTATAGATATTGATGATTACTGCTGTGATGTAGAGTGGGATAATACTTGTATTGATCTTTATAACTATTGTCAAGATGGTTGGACTGGTCCTACTAATATTATAGAGTATAGAAGTGGTATAAAAATATTTCCAAACCCAGTTATTAACAATATTAACATAAATAAAAATGTTGATATAAACGTATTTAATTATCTAGGGGATATGATTATATCAAAACAAAATATAAATGTCTTAGATGTATCCTATTTGATTCCTGGAATATATCTAATACATATAATTGATAACGAAAAAACATATATTAATAGAATAATAAAACAGTGAAATGGGTAGGTCAACATATATGGAACTTAATAGCAAGATTTCGTAGTGATGTTTACTTAGAAAACATTAACACAGGAACTATTGTTAGTGGTGGTAATTTAGGTTTAGATTCAAACAACAAAATAGTTAAATCAACTATAACTACATCGTCTGGAGATATTACAGGTGTAGACTTAACGGGAGGTACTGGTATAAGTGTAGACAACGAGTTAAACACTACTGGTGGTGATTACTCTGCAACTCTAAATATATTAGGAGCAAGACCAACCGCATTAGGCGGGGTAAAAATATTTAGCAGTATTGCAGAAACAGCAACACAAACACCTACAACAACTTCTGGTAGATATTATGTAATACAAAGAATATCAAGTGGTGATCACCAAGATAAATTAGTAGTAAATGTACCTTGGGTTGACACAGATACAAACACACAATTAACTAACGATCAAGTTAAAACAGCAGTAGAAGAAGCTGATGATTCTAACGTTTTTACAAATGCTGATCATACTAAGCTAAACGGAATAGAAGCTGGTGCTACAGCAGACCAAACAGCAAGCGAAATTAGAACTTTACTAGGAACTGGTAATGGTAATTTATTACCAGCTGCGGGTGAAAATGGTCAGTTTTTAAAGCACGACGGTACTTTTGGTACTCCAAACTACACAACAAATACAGACACACAGCTAACCAATGAACAGGTTCAGGACATTGTGGGTGCTATGTTTACAGATAATACAGAAACAAATATTACAGCAACATACCAAGACGAAGACGGCACAATAGATCTTGTTTCTACTAATACACAGTTAACTAATGAGCAGGTTCAAGACATTGTAGGCGCTATGTTTACAGGTAATACGGAAACAAATATCACGGCAACATATCAAGATGAGGACGGTACAATAGATCTTGTTTCTACTGATACTAACACGCAATTAAGCAACGAGCAAGTTCAAGATATAGTTGGAGCTATGTTTACTGGCAACACAGAGACTAACGTGACAGCTACATATCAAGACTCTGATGGTACTATAGATTTAGTTGCGGCATCTAGCTCTACTACAGAAAGCTTTGTTATAGCCTGCTCTGATGAAACTAGTAATTTAACTACTGGTACTAAAGTTACATTTAGAATGCCTTACGCTTTTACTATAACAGCGGTAAAGGCTAGCTTAACAACGGCTGCTTCTGGTGATGAAGCTGGAGGAAAAACTAATATTGAAATAACAAACAACGGTAGTAGCATATTTAGTGGAGACATAAAACTTCATATAGAAACTGAAGAAACAACATCTGAGGAAGCTGCTTCACAAGCAACCCTTAATGAAGACACTACAGGTTGTTCAAATGACGCTGAAATAAAAATTACAATTAATAATGTTTTATCAACACCTGGCGCTGGTTTAAAAGTAGCTATAATAGGTAATCAATAATGGGTTTTATAATTAATCCATATTCATTTGTGGCTCCAGGTCCTGTTGCTATAGCAGATAACAAAGCCGTTTCAAAATCTATAACAACTGGATCTTCTAATCTCATTAAAATATCTGATACTAACGGTAACTTTAACTTTACAGAGTTAACACCGTTCACGGTTTCTTTTTGGGTTAGAGCTGGTTGGTCATCAAGTTTAAATACAAACATACATTTTTTTCACTCTAATCAAACTGGTAGCACTGGTACTAGAAACGATATGTTTAGAATATATTATAACGAATCAAATAATAGATTATTCGCGGAGTTTGGTCACAACAATAGTAACTATAGACAAAACTTTTGGTTATTTCATTCACCTAGCGGAAACTATAATACAGCGAGAGTTGCTGCTGGTTTACACACTGGATCGGGTACAGGCGGTGCTTCTACTTATTGGTCGGCTACTAATAGAGGTAACGTCGGTGATGACAACTTTACAATGATAACATTAGCGTTAAGCGGTACAGACAGTGCTGCGTCTGCTCACATGACCGCTTATTGGAACGATGCTTCTTTAGGTGTAGGGTTTTATGTAAACGGTAGAAATGTAGGTAATCCAGCTATGGACAGTAGTCAAGATAGACAAATAGCTATTGGCTCTAATGTTGCTAATGAAGCAAAAAGCGGTAATAGCACTAACACTGTTTACAATGATTTAACTATATGGGATAAACAGCTTTCAGCTACAGAGGTTAGTGAGTTATATAACGGTGGCACAAGATTAGACGCAACAACACATAGTTGTGCTAGCAATTTAAAAGGGTATTATACTTTTGAGGCTGGTAATGGTAACGATAGTAGTGGTAATGGCGCACCAGCTTTTACCGTAAGTGGAGACTCATCAATAATAAGTATATGAATTATTATATAGTAACATCAGAGGTTTTTGATTCTTTAAATAAAGAAAATATTTCTTATACACTAAAGAGTGTTGATAATAGTAAAAACATAGTGATTACAAGCGATAATATAGATGGTGCTTTAAACACCTTTTCTAATACAACAGAGTTATCTAACTATACGTTTACTAATAATAGCGATTGGGTTGGTGACAACTCTGGTATAGAAGAGTGGGAGTTTGAAGATTTTATATATGATTATAATATAGATGTTTAATGGAAAGAGGCTTAACAAATATAAGTAGTGCTACTACAACTACGTTAGTAGATTTTGATTCTGATACACAAGTTTCAAAAATTAATATTAGTAACAATAGTGGTTCTAATGCTGTTATTGTTAGTTTGTTTAAACATGATGGTACTACTTCTAACGATGCTTATTTAATCAAGTTCGTTACTATACCTGTTGGAGCTTCTTTAGTTTTAGATGATAACGTAAATGTAGATACATCTATATTAAGTTTAAAAATAACAACAGAGGGCACAAGCCCAGATGTTAGTGTAATGATAGAGTAATATGGCTTTTATAATGAACAACCCATTTAAACACATGGGTTACAAAGTTAAAATACAAAAAGGTAAAGTTATTAGTGAGGAAAAGAAACCTCATAATAAGTTTAAAACAGAAACAGAACATGAAGAATATCATGACTTGTTTCCTGCTAAACCTTTTACTGATGCTGAAGGAAGACCATTTACAAAAAAAAGAAAAAAGAGAAAAAGAAAACCTGATGTTCGTAGAACTATAGGCCCTGGTAAAAACTTTAATAAAGCTAAGTCTACAGGCACTGGTGGTAAAGCAGGTGGTGGTATGACTGAAAAAGGTGTAAGAGAATATAGACGTAAAAATCCAGGTAGTAAATTAAAAACAGCGGTAACAACACCACCTTCTAAATTAAAGAAAGGTAGTAAGGCTGCTAAACGTAGAAAATCGTTTTGTGCTAGATCAAAAGGTTGGAAAAGTAAAAGAGGTTTAGCTGCAAGACGTAGGTGGAATTGTTAAAATAATATTATGGCATTTAAACTAAAAGATATATCTGAGCTTTACAGGATACCTAGTGGTCCAGTTACAAAAGAATATGCTAAAAAGAGAGGTTTTCATATCGCCGATGATATGACTTTACATAAGGGTCAAGTTAGTGATTATGAACAAGAAAAAGCAGAAGACGCTAAAGGTTATGATACTAATATAAAAACAAAAAAAGTTTTTAAAAAGAAATCAAAAAAGATGGGTGATTTTAAACACTCAGATGCACCGGATGCTAAAGGTAAATTTAAAAGTTTATCAGCAAGTGGTTTAGCTAGCTGGTTAATTAAAACAAGAAGAGGTAATCTTAAAAGAATAATAGGTAGTTTAAACCAACAAGTTGTTTTTAATAGAGGTAAAAATCCTAGCTATGCTAGAAAAATGAAAACAACAATGAATATAGTTAGAAAACGTTTAGGTAAAGATAAAAAGAAAAATGCCTAAAGCTTATAGAGGTGTATTAAAAGCACGTATATCAAAACTATACGGTGGTGATGTAACAATAACTAAAGCTAGAAAGTTAAAAGCTAGAAAAGGAGCAACAGCAAGAGACAAGCAATTAGCTAACTGGTTTATAAATATGCAAACAGCAAATGCCAAGAAAAAGAAAAGATCCTAAAGTAGGAACAGGAAAGAAACCAAAAGGTAGCGGAAGAAGACTTTATACTGATGAAAACCCTAAAGATACTGTTAGTATTAAATATGCTACAGTAGAAGATGCTAGAAAAACAATAGCAAAAGTAAAACGTATAAGTAAACCTTATGCTAGAAAGATACAAATATTAACAGTGCTTGAACAGAGAGCTAGATTTGGTAAAAAACCTAGACAAGCTGCAATGGCTAAAGCTGCTAAAGCACAATTAAAAAGAACTAGAAAAAAGAAATAATATGGCATTTAAAATGGCAGGACCAAGAGACGGTCAATTAAGAGGAGCTAGAAGAAGAAAAAACACTTGGTATCCAGGTAAATACTTAATACAAGGTGTAAAAAAAATATTTGGTATGAATAATAATTTAAGTAGAAGAGGTACTAATATGAGTACTAAAGGTAGATAATATGGCTTTTAAAATGACATCACCACTTGCTAAAAAGAAAAAAAGCAAAGTAAAAGGAGGAGGTACTAAAAAAGTATGTCTACCTGCTGCTAAAGTTCGTAGCATGAGTAAAGCTGAAAGAGCTAGAGTCGTAAGGGCTAAAAGATCTGCAGCTAAAGGTGGTAAGTATAAAAGATCAAGTAAGTCATACGTTAAAGGAGCTCGTAAAAAAGGAGCTACATTACGTGACTGGTTTGAAAAAGAAAATTGGGTACAAGTTGGTAACCCTAGTAAAAAATGTGGAGAAAAATAATTAATTATGGCATTTAAACAAGCAGAACCTGTATTTAAAAAAATATCTGCAGCTTGCAAAGCTGCGGCAAAACGTAAATTTAAAGTTTGGCCTAGTGCTTATGCTTCTGGCTGGGGCGTAAGATGTACTAGAGCTGGTGGTCCAAGCAAATTTGGTGGAGGTAAAAAGAAAAAATAAATGGAAAGAATAAGTAAGCATGTAAGTTGGAAAGAAGGAACTTACAGTAGAACAGGCGAGAGATTAGATTTAGATAATACACCTAACGAAGAACAGTTAAAATGTATGAAGGCTATAGCCGAAAACATATTTGAACCTCTTCGAAAGTGGGTTGGTGGGCCTATAAAAATAAATAGTTTTTTTAGAGGTAAACCAGTAAACACTGCTATAGGTGGTAGTACTAGATCACAGCACATGAAAGGTCAAGCTATAGATATTGATGATACATTTAAACATAAAACAAATGCAGAAATGTTTCACTTTATAAAAGATAATTTAGACTTTGATCAATTAATATGGGAGTTTGGTACAGATGATAATCCAAACTGGGTTCATGTTAGTTACGTAACGCATAGAGATAATAGAAAAAAATTAACTATTGCTAAGAAAATAAATGGCAGAACTAAATACATACATATATAATGTGTCCTAATTGTTTTATAATAGCTTTAATAGGTTTGCTTTTTGTAGGTAAACTTAATATTAAAATAAAAGATAAAGATCTTGATAAGTGGATATAAAAAAAAGGGGCGTTAGCCCCTTTTGTTTTACGCTAAAACAGAGTTCTTCTGTTGTTGAACTTCAACTCTAACTTCTTGAGCTAAGTTCTTTATAACCTGCATATACTTTCTGACTCTCGTGCCTGCAGAGTTGTTACCTTCTACAAACTTTTCAGCGTCAAATACGCAGTTCTCAAACTCTTTTTCCATTTGAGCTAACAGTTGAATTACTTTGTTTTCTGAATACATAATATTAAATTTAAATTATAGGCTTGTTACTTCGCAAGAACCACCGGCACAAGCCAATTCGCCGGATAGATCTGTGTTATCAAACTCTTCAACAACTTTAGTTAAGTCTATATCTTGAAGTAGCTTAGTCATTTCATCATACTTAGCTTTGTTTATATCTTCAAAAGGAGCTTGAGTGTATGTACCACCGTCATAAGGTAATACAGATAAACCATTATACTTATCTCTGTTTTTCCACATCCATTCACCAGCAGGTTCCCAGTCTTTTTCTTTTAAACTTATTGTAGCAGATACATTATGTGTATTACTACCAGTTTTATGACCTGTAACAACCCAATCTGTAGCTACACGTTTAACACGCTCTAATAAATCAAATGCAGACTCAGTTCTAATTATAGAACCTTTAGGTGCTGATTGTGGTATTTCAATAACAGCAGTATCGTGTGGTCTAAAATATTCGTCTTGTATAAGTTCTGGGTGATTAGCTTTTAAATAATTATATATAGCTTCATTTTTACCTACACGCATTCTACGGATATAATATTTATTATGCCATGCATGTATACCAGAAGATGTTCCAAGTACAAGAGATGTCGTCCCTGCAGGTTTAACGCATGTTGTACGTGCTGCTTGGTTTATCCCTATTTGATTTGCTACTCTTCTGTTTTCCGCTTTTACTATATTTGCAGCTTCCTTCATATCCAGCTGGAGCACAGCGGCACTCCCTATTCCTGTCATTGACACACCTATAAGCGCGTCTCGTTCTGTTGTCTCTTGCCATATCTCTCTTAAATAATGAAACTCTGTATAACCAGCTTGTAATGTACCTATAAATGCAGCAGCTTTAACTCTTGAATTAAAATCATCTTGATCAACTACATTTGATACGTTTACTTCGCATAAGTTACAAAACTGAAAAGGTCTTAATGCTATTTCACAACACGGATTAGTACCCCACTCTTTATCGTTATTAAAGTATATACCAGGTTCACCACTACCAGACAGCTCTATACGTTTCCATAAGTCTAGGAAAAACTCTTTAGTTATTTTATGTCTCATAAGCACGGCAGAGTTATTAGCTCTACCTCTTTGTGGGTTTGTTTCCCACCAATTACCTGACTTACAAGCAATCATTTCTTCGTCGTAAGCCGAAAATAAACTAATAAGAGCAGCTCTACGAATACCGCCAGCAAGCACAGCGTCAGCGATATGACACACAATGTCATGTACTTCAACACTAGTAAGTTTTTCACCGTCTTGTTTTGCATCTAATATACCTTTAATTTTTACAATACACTCTTTCAGAGGTTGAGGACCTGGTGCTTTACCACCTGATGTAACTAGTCTAGCACCTTTAGGTCTTATATCTGAGTAATCAAACTTTATTTTAGAAGAACGTTTGTTACCCATATAAGACTTCATTAATACTTTAATAGCATCAGACCAACCTTCAATACTATCACCTATAACAAACCTACGTTTTCTTACAGCGTGTGGTTTTATTATTTCTGGTAACTTTTTAATGCTATGTAATTGTACTGAATAACCTACACCACAACCTGATAACAGTAAAAACATAACTTCACTAAAAGCATCAATATGATCAATAGGCAAGTAGGCACAATTATAAAGTCTATTAGGACTAATTTCAATAGGCTTGCCACCGAATTGCAACGATCGCATTGACGGTAAGACTTTCTTTTCATAAACATATTTATAATTAGTTTCTATTTGTTCTTTTAGACTTGGGTATTTACGTATGTGCATAGCTTTATTACGATCAACTAACTCTTCCCAAGTTTCTCTACGTTTTAACTCAGGGATATACTTAGCATACTTCATGTGCACAGTTATATCCGAGAGTATTTTATTGTTAAGCTCTATCATTGTTTGTGTAGTGTTACGCACACATCAATAAAAGGTATGTACAATACATGATTTGTTTTATTTTGTTCTTGATAAGATCTAAACCCTGTTAAAATACCAGGGTAAAAACCAAGACTTATTTCCCAATTTTTTACTTTCATCTTTTATTTTTTTTAGTTATTAATTCTATTACTTTGTCACACTCTTTTTGATTTTGAGGTTTATATAAAGTTACATGAGACATCTTGTGATTAACATATTTTTTAAACATTTTCCATCTCATTGGGAAGCTTTCGTTAGCTCTACCTTTACATTCAATTATAAATGAACTACCTACAAAGTCTGGTGTATATTTAATTGGTAATATTTTTTTACAACCTCTATTAACCATTTCACCTTTACCATTACTTTGTCTTTCGTAGCTTTCATTATTTAACATAAAGCCTTCTTGTAAAGTAAACGTACAGCCTTCATAATCGGCGTGTATTTTAGCTTTCTTTAATACTTGGTACATGTAACGTTCTAAACCGGATGCAAACTTAATCCCATCGTATGTGACTTTTTTTGAAACGACAGGACCTCGTTTACGTTTATATTTCCTCTTCATCTCTGAACTTATCTATCATAGCTTCTTCTGATAAATCTCTAAGCTCTTCTCTAGCTGTTTGAATATACAGTATCGCATCCATAAGCTCTTCTTGTATATCATTTAAATAATCAACTAGGTTTTTAATACCAGAAGTTCTTTCGTCGTGTAATGTTTGTCCGTACTTTTCATAACCAACATCTGATCTTTTAACAAACTTATCAACAACGTTTTTAACTACTGTATCTCTAAAGCCATAAGACTTTCTAGCTACGATACCGTTTTTAGCGTCCATAATTTCTCTATCTGACATAATTAATCTTTTTTAAATGTTCCATTACTCATTTTACCTGTTCTATCTTTTATCTCATCGTAAGCAGCATCAATACAATTTTCAATACTAGTACTTGCAAGATGAGCTAAATTAGTTAGCACAACAACACAATCACCAATACCATCAATAACTTGATCTTGATCTTTTTTAAGCACAGCTCTACATATTTCACCAGCTTCTTCCATTAGTTTTAGTGTTTGTGTTTTAAGATCGCCTTTGTGATATAAGCCTCTGTCTTCAGCCCATAGTCTTATCTTATCAAACCTACACATTGTTTCACATTTTTTATTATAGTCCATCATGATGCCACCAGTTCTAGTTTCATAAGCATCGTTGTTATCGAACCATCTAGCAAAAGCTCTGTTGTATACATAACATCTTGTTTCTGTATACTGAGAGTCTTTTACATTTTGTATTATCCAATCAATAGATTTTTTAGTTAATTTAACTTCACCGAAAGGAGTATCCCATGACATACCTATGTTATCCATAAGCCTGCCTTTAAGTTTATTGACTGGACAAGGGAATGTCGTAGTCATTTCTGTTACATTAATTTTCATTTGATTACATTTTAATTTACTATATAGTTTTTCATCAACTGGATAACCATATTTTATTTGCAGTTCTCTTTCTTTACGAGATACATAGTCTATATCATCTGACATTTCAAGTATTTCATACTCATTGTCTCTATAGCCTTGTTGCTTTTCAACACGGTCATACACGTTGTTTGTTACACCTATTTTTACACCCGGTATATGGTAAATACAATACGTCATATCTTATCATTATATAGATGCATATTATGTGCGAAATGATAATATACACCTGGTTCAATATTTAGTTTAAAAGCAATTAACCCTTGTAGTTTAGAAAAACAATACTGGTCATTACAAAAACCATACCACAAATCGTTGCTACGCATTGTTACACACATATCAAGTCTACCGTGTAATATTGTAAACTGAATAGCATAAGTACAAGGTGTATCGTTATAATACTTATCATGTTCTTTACAGTCATATATTGATATAGCCGCTTGCCTTGTGTTTGGTTGTGTCTTTAGTAAGTTAACTACCCAGTCTATTTGACCGTTACGTTGCCATTGCCAACCATAGTTAGAGTTAACATTACCATCTGTATCAGCCATACGTTTCCATATAGCCGGAACTTTACCGTACAAATCACCAAGCTTAGCTATATTGCGATCACCAGATAAATACCATTGCCATTCAGCTTCAGCGTAATCTTGTTTCCAGTTACGTTCTCTGTTTATTATTTTGTTATCTTGTGAATCTGTAATATACACACCGACATTAAACAAAGCTTTAGTATCTGCAAAGTCAACACCATCTTGTATTATACGATCATGTAAATATTCATAAGCTGTGTTTGCGTTTCTAAATTTATGCATAAATATATCCGTTATATACAAACCATTTTTTACGTCCACCTGTTGTATCAACTTTGTTTAGTATCATTGGTTTGTTGTTAATAGTTAATTTAATTTTATTGTTATTTATTATTTTTATTGTATTTGTCATAGTAGTAATTATAATACTCAACGACTTTATCATATACATTTTCATCTGTATATCTTTTTGGATCAACATGAATTGTTTTGCCTATTTTAATATCTATTTGCCATCTACTAAATTCATCTTTCCAGTCTGGACTAATACTTATAGATATACCTTTATTCATAACAAAGCCTATAACCTTCATTTCTTCAGGCGACCAAGACCTTGTTGGTACTGGTTTGCTAGGAGCTCTTTTCCATCTGTTGAAACCCATATATATTATCGTTAAGTGTTCGTATTTATTTTGTTATTCCCAAGGCATTGGATCGTTTTCGTTTACCTCTGATTCATGAGGCACAAAACTACCAGACCTTGGTTCCCAGGTAAAATGTGATTCACCACCGTTTTCACCGAGGTTTTGAAACTTAACTTTAAGTACTTTAACTTTAGTTGTTTTAGCTTCATAATCTCTGTGTACTAATAAACCGTGATAACTAGCATCGTACCATTCACCACCGCCTTTTATATTATACATAGTAGGTTCTTCAATTTTACCATCTTGACCTCTATACATTTTAGTTGGATGCGCTACAATAAATGTAAGCACATCATACTTTTTACAAAAAGCTTCGATCTTAGCTAAGTAATCCATTGTATAACGGTTTACATCATCTGACTTAGCATCTACATCTCTAATCTTATTAAACGGATCGAGTACTAAACATTTAATACCTTTACGTTTAACAAGTTCAGCACCTTTACGTAATACAGACTCTAAACTATACTTGTCCATATCAATAAAGAAATAGTTATCATTAACATGATTAGATACTTGTTCCCATTTATTACCTCCAATATCACCTACACGTGGCATGTCTTGCCAGTGTTTACGCATTAGCTTGTGCGCGTGGAGATAGACTGGTTGGTTCTCAGGACTTGCATACGCAGTCTTCCAACCATATAGTTGGTTGTATCCCACAACCATCTGGTCAACAAAGTCAGACTTCCCAGAGCTAGGTATGCCGGTAACAGTAATAAACTGACCGGTGTAAGTACTGAAAATAGAATCAAAGTTTTTAAGTCCGATTTGAAATCCGGGTTTAAATCCATTTTTAACAAAGTCTTTAAGTTCATCTTCTATGTCTTTTAAGGTTGATACATTTTCTAATGGTACAGGCCTTGCTGTATTAACAGCTTCACGTAAAGCTTCAGCACCATGTTCTAATAAATAGTCGTTAGCGTCTTTGTTACCATTAAAATCTATAATGTAACATACTTCTGCTCCAAGACGTCTAACTAACTCTCGTTGTAGCATTTGACCAGGCTCATCTGCATCAACTGCTATTATTACTTTTGATTTATCGTCAAAGTAATCAATACAATTATCTAGATAATCTAAATTATTTCTATTTAACGTAGCTCCGTTAGGAACTGAAATAGCATTTTTAACACCAGCTTCATGTAAAGCTAACACATCCATTTCACCTTCAACAATAACACAAGTGTCATAACCTACAATACTGTTAATATTATAAAATACTTTTTCAGCACCTTTATAAAGCTTAAAGTTTTTTCTACCGTCACGATATTTAATATTTATGAGTTGATCACCCATATAATAATTAAACTGTATTGTGTTTTCTTGGTTACCAGTCTGTGGCATAAACTCTTTACCTTCATCTACACGTAGATCTTGTAAAGTTTGCTTGCTTATACCACGAGACTTAAACCATTTTTCAACCTTCGTACTAACCTCGTTAAAGTCGGTGGGCTTAGTAGGTCTAACATAAACCTTCTCGCTTGCACCCTTGCGTTGGTAAGTATGAAGTTGAAAAGTAGTATCACAATTGTGACAAGTACCGAGACCACGTTCCCAATCATAACTAGCACATTGTAGTTTTTGATTTTTAGGTTTCCTAGTATGAGAGCACAAAGGGCATACACCCTGTTTTGCACCATCTTTAAGTTCATATTGATTGTACTTATCAATCAAAAATCCATTGATCTCTTGAATCATTTATTAAAACGGTAAGTCTTCAGCTGGAGCAGGAGCAGCTGCCGGTGCTGATTGATTATCCATTGGAGCTCTGTCAACGTTGTTGCCATCAGTCCAAACTACTTTAACATTACCTAAGTAGGTTTTAGCTTCTTTAGCATCTCTTTCCTCCTTAGTTTGTTCAACTACAACTGGACCTTGGTTACCAAACTGATCTGGTTCATTGTTCAGTGTAATTGTAATTGGTAAGTATTTACCTTTTTTACCCTCGTATATTTTATCTTTAGGTATGTTATTAAGGTTAATACTAGTTTTAATAATACTTGCCATACTAATAATTATTTATTTGGTTAAACATTCTTTTTAATTGCTTTTTTGTAACATTAGTACTTCTCCTGATATTATCTACAGCTTTCAAATGACTTTGATTTTTGTAAAAATTATCAGCACTAGTCTTTATACCTGTTACATCACATGTTCTTTTTGACATAATAAATGGTTTAAAGGGTTTTACTTATGAAGTATTGTTTAGGATCAAAGTCCTTGGTCTTGTAGAACAGGTCATAAGCTTCCGCTGCTCTACGCACCTTGTCTTCCCCACGTTCATAAAACTCAGGTGAACAATCAAACATGCCTATATTATGCGTGGCTTTATCAATAACTATGAATAGCATCTCATACCCAAATAACTTACTATAGATATAAGCCTGAGAATCATAGTTAAATTTAGACGCTGACCATCGAAACTTATCAATATCAGCTGTTGTTTTTAAGTCAATAATTAATTTTTCATCATGATTAATAATATCTGCTTTACCTTTCCACTTGTTGTTAAACAAATCTGTAATACCTGGTACTTCGTATTCTACATTACCTAACTGCACAAGGTCTTTGCATATATCATTAGCCATAAGTTTATCTCTCATTAACTCAATTTCGTCTACTTCTTTTTGTAGTAGACATAGCTCACCACCACTAACGTCTTTATATTCTTTAGTGTTTCTAGTGCTTGACTTAACTACTTTAAACTTTTCTAGTTTATCTGGTTCTAGTATACACGTGTGAAAATAACCACCAACTAAAAACGCTGGTGACGGTTTGCTAGGTTTGAAAACATTTAATGGGTCTTTTAATAATCTACTAACGTGTGAGTTAGATAAAAATTGATTACCAAAATCACCATAATAGTCTTCATCATTTCTTAATCTTTGTAAGATCTTTTCTTTGTTCATCTGTTAATTTATATTTAGTTTCAATAGCATCTATACTACCACCTGACGCTATATATTCTTTTGCTTTTGTTAGTTGATCTTTAGTTATAGCAGGTTTTGCAGCTTGCTTTATTTTGTTTACAGCTTTTGATTTACCGTGGTCGTTGCTTGCGTCTGCATCTTCTGTATCATCTATTAAGAATAAATTACCTAAAGCATACTTTTTACCGTATGATGATGCCGCACCAAACTGTTGAGCTGTTTGCATACCTTTTTGAGTAAGATCAACACCTACAACTGCTGTTGCATTTAAATAATCTTTACCATCTGAAATTGTTGCTATTGATTTTATTATTGGAACAGGTTCGTTTGAAATTATTTCTTCGTTTATTGTAACTGTAATGCCCTGTTCTATTAAGAAAGGCTTTATTGCCTCTAGAATATCTTCGGCTTTTCTAAAATAGTACTTACCGAAAGCATTGTAACTTGATTTTTTAGCTTTGAGTTTTGTTTGAACTACTGCTAGTTTTTGGTTTAATTCTTTCATATTATTGGTATTTGGTGTATATATATTATTACATGTTTTTTGTTAAATTTAACGGCAAGTCACTCTATATCAATCACTTGCGAGTGTTTTAACTTATCTCTTAATTTATCTAACGCTTGTTTTTTAAGCTGTGAAACTCTAACATAAGCACTGTCACCTTTTATATTTATTCTTTCAGCTATTTCTTTTGCTGATAGCTTTTCACAATTTAAACCAAAGCTATATCTTAATACTTGTTTTTCTTTTTTAGTTAAATAAGCTTCTGTAACTTCTAATAAAAACTTTTCTATATGACCGTTGTGTAACACGCTCTCATCTTGCTGTACATCAAACCACGGTTTTTGTTCTTGTATTTCATCTAAGCTAGAAAACACAGAGTTAAAAAATACATTTGATTCATCTTTGTTTTTTGATTTTCTTATATCATTTATTTTATGCTCTGGTATACGCATTGTACCTCGTTTTTTATCAATGCCTCTACGTATAGCACCTTTAATTCTTTTAGATAAAAAAGACTTTAATGTTTTTTCATGATCTTTAGAGTCTTTTATAGTTTGCCACGTTATTTTATCAACAGCTTTTACTAAAGCTAAATTACCATCTTGTATTAAGTCTGATAAATTCATTATACCTATTGCTTGTTTAGATGTTGAAAATTTACGAGCTAAGTTTTCTACAAGCGGTAGAAACTTTACAATCAACTCTGTTCTTGTATAATCCCAATAATCTTTATTTTTAGGTTGATTGTTTTTAACATCTTTCTTGTATATACTATAATTGTTAGAATTGTATTTTTTCATAGTTGTTGATTTAATAATTCTTTTTCTCTTTTTAATTCTACACACATATTTCTATGTATTGTTCTTTTTGAGCAGTCTAATAAGCCTGCTATTCTACCTATAGTAATTTTTTTACCCATATCATGTAAATCAAACATGCACTCGTATATGTCATCTGGGTGTACTTTTTTAGTTCTACCTATTAACTCACCTACAATACGTAGCTTTTCTTCTTTGCACATGCCATTAAATGGTTTAAATATAACTTTACGTAGTTTGTTTTTAGGTGGTCGTTCTAAATCTAACATGCTAACTTCGTATATTATTCTTGTTAACACTTGTTCTTTAATGTTAAAAGAAACAAAACCATTTGGTTTATGGCAAATAACTTCTGCTAGTCTAGTAAAAGCATCTTGATCAAGCTGTGGGTTTAAATACCATAAAACAAGCAAATGCCACTTTAAAGACTTGTACGTTGTTATTTGAGCTCTACTTCTAAATAGCTCATAACATTCATACGTACCATTCATGTAAAACATAAACACTTCATTTTCTTGATCTGGTTTGTCAGATATTGGGTGTCTACGATATACAATACGGTTATCGTTTAGGTATTTTAGGTTTCTAGTATGTGACATAAGCTTGTTACTCCTTATTATTAGGGGCTGTTGTCACAGTCCCCTCGTTATTTGGTTTTAATTTTGCAATGATTATTCTTGTTTCATTGTCATTAGGATACTTTATTTTGTTCCACTGTTTTATTCTATTTAATAATTTTTCATTCATAATCTCTAATACATTTAAATAATGGGTGTCTATAACTATTTGCTTTTGTTCTTTCAAAGTATGTAAAGGTTGCTGTTTTACCTATGTAACCTTGCATAACTTTAAAATTATCTTGTAAGTATTTAAACTTATCCATAACAGGCATACCAAACATATTACCATCGGCGTCTTCAGCTATAAACTTACCAATCGTACCTTTACGCTTACCTTTACCTTCTACAAAACCTACAATAGTAGCTTCGGAATCGTGAAAGTCTTTGAACTTTCTAAGGCTATGTGATCTTTTACATTGATACACATCGTTAGTACGTAATATAGAGCCTTCGTAACCTCCAGCTTTAAAGCTTTCATGAAATACTAATGCATTTTCATGAGAAGTAATTTGCATAGTATACACGCGTTTAATACAGTTACTTTCAGGTACAGCTTTTTTAATAAAATTAATACGTTGTTTAAACGTTTTAGCCTCATCAACTATATCATAACAATGAAATTGTACGTTCTTAGCTGATATAACTCTGTCCTCTGCTGTTGGTTTTGTTTT